TATCGTTACGCCGCGATCACACTTTCAAAGAGGGTCATGCGGATGTATCTGGCCTATTACTTCAAACAAAATCCATGAAATTCTGTAAGGTGGGAATGTGAAATTCTGTAAGGTGCAATTATTGACCTCCAATACCCCCTCGTGTATGATGACAGCATCTAACCCAACCAATCAGACCAAAGGAGTGTGATGCCGTTATGATGCGACGTAGAGATAAGAAAGGGAAGCTCGAAAGTTTGCGGACGTTTGGCCCCCGCCAAGCCCAAGCCGTAAAGACCTTTAAGGCCGCCAAGAAAGCAGGTGCCCGAAAGGGTGAAGGAAAGAAAAGGTTCGGAGCGCGCATGGCGCAGCTGGGCGGCCGTGGCGAGTCCTACAACGCCAAGGGTGGCAAACCAAAGCGGAAGTAAACCTTCCCAACAACTTTAACCCGTCCGTGGAAACACGGACGGGTTTTTATTTTCCTGCCTGTGTTATAGTTGCGTTCTATAATAGTTGAACAACAAGAACGGAAAGGTGAATCGGTGGCAGAAAAACGCAAGAGAGCCAAGGCCAAACCCAAGCTCAAACCCAAGCAGACACGAACAAGCGCGGCGCAATCCTCGAAAGAGCTAAAACTGCTGAGGCGGCAGACCTTTGCAACCGACCTGCGGACACAAGGCATGACCTATCGAAGACTCGCCAAGCGGCTGATCGAGTTGGGGATAGCCGATGGCAGGTATGGGGAAGCGCTGGCCTACAAGGATGTCAAAGACTATATGGCCGGGATCACGGGGAACATGACTGAATTGGCACTCCAAAATCTATACATTGACTTGCGGCGTATGGATGAAATGTTCGAGCGTGTCTGGCCGCTGGCATTGCCCAAGCCCGAGGCGGAGGGTGAAATAGAACTTCCGCCCGACCCTGTGTATTTTGGGGCAGTGCTTGAGATCATGGCGCGGCGTGCCATCCTCTTGAATTACAAATCCCTGTATGAACCAAAGGAACAGGGCAAGCTAAACTATAACGTCAATCCCGACGACTATTCCACTGCGGAACTTATAGAACTGATGCAGAGACTGCAGTCAGGTGAGGATCCCCTAGTTGCCATCACCAGCATCCAAAATAAACGAAGCGAACGCCCTAAACAACCTGAAATTACAGCTTAGTATTGCGTTGACCATGCGGCGGCGGGAAGCCATCGCCAACGGGGAGGCTGACATCACCATTGCATCGTTGAACTTTGCTGATTATCAGGCCGACCCTGTGCGCTTTGGCATGGAAGTGCTGGGCGAGAGGTACACCGACCCGATCAAGGAGGTCATGTACTCTGTGCGCGATCATCCTGTTACGATAGCCATATCAGCAAATGCAACGGGCAAGACGCATTCAGCCGCACGCATAGCCCTGTGGTTCTATCTGTGTTATCCCGACGCGCAGGTCTATACGACCGCCGCACCTCCCGAGCGCAACCTGCGTAAAATCCTGTGGGGTGAGATCGGTCATCTGACCTCGCGCCGTCAGGACTTGTTTCCTGAGTCAAGTGTCTCGAGCGGGATGAACATCCAGCGCAACTCACAATCCTTTATCACGGGAATTGCGATCCCTTCGTCCGGGACGCCTGAGCAACGGGAGGCGAAATTCAGCGGCAAGCACGCGCCCCACATGCTCTTTATCGTGGACGAGGGAGATGCAGTGCCCCCCGAGGTATACAGGGGTATCGAGGCTTGCATGTCGGGTGGCATGACCCGTCTGCTTATCATGTTCAATCCCCGCGCCGATGTGGGCACAGTAGCGCGCATGGTCAAGAACAGGGAGGGGCACATCCTGCATCTTTCCGCCTTCGACCATCCCAATGTAATTACAGGCAATGACGAGATCCCGGGAGCGGTCTCGCGTGAAAAAACAGTCAGGCGGCTCAACGAATGGTCGCGGCCGCTTGCCGCTCAGGAAGCCCGTGATATTGAGTGCTTTGAAGTACCTGATTTCCTTGTGGGTCATGTCGCTAAGAGTTTGGGAGGTGAGGACTATCCGCCCCTGCCTGCGGGTTGGAGGCGGGTCCATAATCCCGCCCTGTTTTACATGGTCTTGGGTATCTACCCGCCCAAGTCCGACTCGCAGCTGATCTCACGTGTCTGGCTCGATGATGCAGTGACCCGCTGGCTTGCATACACCGCCCGTTATGGGGAAACCCCGCCCCACACCATCAAACCGATTGTAGGCATGGATATTGCCGACATGGGCAAGGATAGTAATCAGATGACCCTGCGTTATGGCGGGTACGTTGCGAGGCAAAGCGGATGGTCGGGCATCGACCCGGACGCAACTGCAATCAAAGCCTATGGCGAGTTGAAGCAAATGGAATTACCCATGCAGGAGATAAAGATATACGTGGACGCCACGGGTGTCGGGGCCGGGGTTGCCCCGCGCATGATGCGCCTCGGGGCTTCCCTTGCAGAAGGGGTCATGGTGGCTTCATCACCCACCTATAAAACTGAGATGGGAGTCTTCTTTCAGTTACGAGATCAACTGTGGTGGTCTGTCATGACATGGCTGAGGGATGACAAGGGCGCAATGCTGCCCCCGGATGACGACCTGCTCGATGAACTGGCCGCACCCTCCTATGCCATTCGCAATGGGAAGATCCGTGTCAGCGATAAGGACACCATGATCGAATTGCTTGGGCGTTCCCCCGATCAGGCTGAGTCGTTGATGATGACCTTCGCGCCTACCTCACCCGATGCAGGGACTTTCCGATGATATGGACATGGATTGAATATGTGTTCTGGCTGGTCTCGATCTGCCTGCCGCCCGTGGTTGATCCCGCGTGGCCTGATTGCATTCACCATCGTCGGATGTTCGTTTGGTGGTATATTACAGAGGCTTCGGTGGATCACAGGAATACATTAAGTCCCGAAGTCACTATGCCGCCCATGAGCGCTGCTTTCACAGGCGGCGCATTTTTATAATGTGAGGAAGCCAATGCCTTCTAAAATGAGAACTTTCAGCCTGCCCTCAATAAATCCAAACATGACCAAAGCCGAGCTTATGCAGACTTATCAAAACATGGCTGCCGCGGTGGATCGAAGCGCCCTAATAAGTGGACTCGGCCAAACCTTCGGCGGGGCGAGGGATGTCTATGAGATATTCGGATGGAAAAGGGTTTTGCGCTTCGATGACTACCTCCAAATGTATGATCGGAACGGTCTCGCCGCACGGGTTGTGGATGCACTCGCAGATGAAAGCTGGCGATTGCCTCCCGAAATGAAGGACGGTGACGTCCAGAGCGCCGATGAGGATGAAGGCAAGTTGACCGATTACCTGAGGGCATGGAATGAAGTAACTGAAAAACTGGATGTATGGGCGAAATTCAATGAACTGGATACCGCGTTGGGAATATCCCGCTATGCGGTCATCCTGCTTGGCGCGCCGGGCAACTTTGAAACGCCCCTCGAGAGGGCAAGCGCACTTTCCTACCTGCAAGTTTATGATGAGGGTCAGGCAACGATCAGCACAACAGACCGTGACGCAAATTCATCACGTTATGGAATGCCCCTTCTATATCAGATCACTTTCGAGGATGGTTCCAAATCACGGGCGGTACATCACAGCAGAGTCGTACATTGCAAGGAGGGACGCGGACGCTCAAGGGTCTACGGCATTCCACGCTTGAAGAAGTCCTATAACTACCTGCAAGACCTTGAAAAAGTGGTAGGGTCATCCAGTGAAGCATTTTGGCTTTTGATCCGCAAGGGTTTGATTATCTCTGCGAGGGATGGCGCACAACTGCCGGCGAAAGGTACTGAGGCTTATAACGACATGCAGGATGAAATTTCCGAATGGGAGCACCAGCTGCGTCGTGTCATGCGACTGAAGAACATGGATGTAACCGACATGGGCGCACAGGTGGTGGATGGACGCGGACAACATGATCTCCTCATTACGGATATAGCGGGTACGAACGGAATGCCCCAAAGGGTTCTAGTGGGTTCGGAACGCGGCGAATTGGCGAGTACATCCGACGATTCTAATTGGGCTTCTGTGGTTTCAGCAAGACAGAAAAACGAATGCGAGAAGTGGGTAAAGGATTTTGCGAAAACACTGGTAACGCTGGGAGTGCTGCCCGCCCCAACTGGCAAGACCTCAATCCAGTGGCAGGAATTATACAAACTCACAAAAGAGGTCAGGACTACCGTGGCCGCACAAGCGGCACAGACCATAAGCACGATTACAGGCGGGGCACCTGAAACCGCAGTGGATATTGCCGACTTCATGAAAGAACACTTC